GGACTGCTACAAAAATCATCATAGGTTTTTAACTTGGCACTGCCCTGCGTCATTTCATAAAATTTGATGTATGCTTGAAACCCCAGTTCTACCCCACGTTCCGAACGTTCCTGTCTACGCTTGCGTGGCTCGCAACTGTGCACAGTGAGACTTGTTTCTCTAACAAAATCTTTTTTACAAAACTGACAAGTGTGCTTCATTTTTTCTTTTCTTGGCCCATCAACTTGTAGTGTTCGTCAATTTCTTTTTTGGTTGTCATTGACGCCAGCACAGCAATATCGTCATCTTTCATATGCGGGTACAGTTCCGACAACTGCTTGCGTATACTGCTGGCACCGGGTTCTTTTTTCTTTGGAGCAATCCAAGTATGCCTAGGAGTGCCCATATCTGGACTCACAGTGGTGGCACACAGCCATTGCAGTTCTGGGTGCTTGCTCAGTGTAAAGAAATGCTTGTTGAGCCGTTCATTAGTGGCAATGAGATAAAACTGTTGCAGTTCCGGTGAACCTTCTACTGAACTGCCCCATCTGATCATTAGAAATGTCGAAAACTTCTTGCGTTCTTCGTCAGTCAGCTCTTGATAAAAGTTTCTGTTCTTGCGATCCAACTGTCGCATTTCGTTGCCAATGTTCAACTTGTCGCTCATTACCAGGCCTTGCTGTAGTCTACAATTTCACAGTTACGGCTAATGTCTTTGACAAAGTACACACAATCGGGCTTTGGTCCGTCAGTAATAGGAACACACAGCATTTGTCCGTTTTTTAACTTGGGAGCATACCAAGCCACTTCGTGATAAACATCTACAATTTCAATGTCTGGAAAGCTGGGACGGAAACTGCTCAATGGGTTGAACTGAAATACTTTGAATCCACGGTCGTTGATACTGGTCAGTGGCAACACTTCAAGGTCGCCTATTTCCGGTTCGCCAATAAGAATTTGCCAGTCCATGGGCATACGAATTTTGGTGTTGCCGATTTTTAATACCAATGCAGGCGCATTAAAACTTTCAAGAAAGATCAAAGGAATATAATGATAGTCAGGATCTTTGGGATCGCTATTGTCAAAAATAGCAAATCTCATATCATCTACTTCTTCAGGAAGATGGTCGAGATCAAATGGTTCGTTTTTATCTAAAGTTAATATACGCATGTTGTTATTATAGCAGGTTTGTTAAAAATTACAACCATTATTTCCATTCTAGTTTTTCTTGTGAGAAGGGATAGTTGGCATCTCTGTAAAATACTTTTCGTTTGGTCAAGTGTCGTTTGGCAAACTTACAGGTGCTGGTCACATCCCAGATTTGGACGTGGTCTTTGTCTTCCGCTTTCCTAATACCTCGCCCAATTGATTGTATAACACGGACAAAGCTCTTTCCGGGCTCAAGAAGAACCAGATTAAAAATCCTAGGGATATTAATACCCACAGCGGCCACACCATAAGTCGCCACAATAATCTTCCCAGTGCTTGTTGCAATTTCATCATATTCATCTTGTCTTGCTCCTGCTTTGGTTGCACCTGATACAAATACAGCTTGATCGCCCAGGCGCTCGATCAAGGCGTGGCCTGCTGCCACACGGTCTACCAATACCAATGTATTGCCCGTGTCATTGACATGCTTTACCAAGTTGGCAATAGCCGATAATCTATCTGGCTCTTCTAATAAAAACTTCAATTCGCTTTGGTAATTTGAAAATTCAGCATGGTCCACCAACTGCACAATGTTCACATGACATTGTGCCAACACTCCGCGATCTTGCAATTCGCTGGCACTGAGCTGATTAATAACAGGCCCCAGACTGCACTTCAATGCTTGAAACTCAAACGGTTCTTTGGGCACAGTTCCGGTCAACCCCCATCGAATTGGCACCCTAGACATTATGCCAGTCAACAGTGTCTTGAGTGCATCAGCTTTGGCCATGTGTACTTCGTCTACCATTACACACACAACATCTTCGATGAAGTCTTGAATAGTGACATCTGCTACACCACTCTTTGTGTTTTTCATCAGCACATTTAAACTTTGCCACGTGCAAATTGTATGTGTACGACCGATCTCTTTTCGGTCACCAAAGTACACACCCACATCCAGTCCCAAGTTGATGTAGTCAGCTTCGGTCTGTGTGACCAAACTCTTGTTGGGCACAATAACAATACTGCGACCATACGGTTCGATACTCAAACTCAATGCCGCTGTCATCAGTGTCTTGCCAGCCCCTGTGGCCACTTCTTGTATGCATTGCGGGTTGCCAAGAAAAGCATTGATAATCTCCACTTGGTAGTCACGCAACACCACAGGTTGTCCTGCCATAGGATGTGTCTTGGGCCATACCTTGTGAGCAAATGAGTCTTCTTTGATGTGGTCAAAGTCAAATGTGGTTGAGTATGTGCGCTGATCGTCTAGCTCAATGTCGTAGTTGAACTTTTCAAGGATGGGCACAATCTCTGGCAGCAAGTTCACATAGGTACTGCCGCCCAATTGAAAGTAACTGACCTTGCCGTCCCATCTGCCTAGTCGCACTGCGGGCAAATATCTGGCGCCCGGCACATCATATTTGAAAGCATTGGTTAATGCACGGCGTGCATCTAGTTCAATCCCTTCAATTTTAATATTGACTTCGTCTCGGATTATGATTGTGGCTGTTTTCATTGTTGTTTAGTATACACTATTTAAACAGTAAAGTCAAAAGAAAGCAGGTACTATTTTACTAATACCTGCTGTAAAGAGTAAATGAAAATTATACAAATTCTGCTAGTTCGGGAAATGTAATTGAAAAATTTAATTTCCGGTGGGCATCATGATCATGCAACTTAGTTTTGAACAATTCAAAGTATTCAGCGTCATCTGAGTTTTCCATTAGCTCGGTCCAGTTGGTTACATCAGGATGCCTGCTATTTTTTAAATTTGCTACTATTTTATTCCTAACTTTACTCGGCCACACAGTAGGCCTCATATGTACCGGTGAGTGTACTCTCCCTAACCACGGTTTAGGAAGCCCTTTACGGATGCACCAAATCCAAAATTCGTCTAAGTAGTAAATATTATATGCACTAACAGTATGACTAACACTAAGTCTGAAATTTGTAAGATTTAATTTTTCAATATAGTTGTCAATATGTTTGTTTACATCAACCCAGTTAGCCGGAAAACGAATATATTCGTATCTTTTTCCCACTCCGTCTATGCTTAATTGCATGTCAATTTCTTTAAAATGCGCCCATAGTTCCCACCAGTTGTTGTCTGGAAACACAGTTGCATTGGTTGTGTAATGTAACGTGATATTACCAGCTTGCCCGGATGCAATATAATATTTTAACAATTCTTTTTGTTCCGGCACCCCACTTAAAAAAGGTTCGCCGCCTGAAATATCAATATGTATAATATTGGGTGCATTGTTTACAAAATCACCGGCAAACTCTTGTTTAAAAAACTTATGGTGTTTTATTGTTATATTGTAAATGTCTTTGGCTTCGTTGTGCCATTTGCTCGAAGATGACGGACCGCATGTTATGCATTTTAAGTTACAGGTATTCCCAAAAGCAATGCTGGCAGTAATAAAGTTGTTGCTGGTCAACTGATAAATTTGGTATTGATCGTTCCACCGAGTATAGTCAAGTTGGCGCTTACTTTCGATACCGTATTGTTCTTCAATTTTACATCGTTCGCAACCAACTGGCCATTGACCATTGATAAATTCAGTTTTTATTTGTTTTAAAAAATCACTGTTGGCATATGCAGTGATTGAGTCAGACTTGATATTGTGTATTTTGTCATAATTTTTGGCCTGAAATTTACAGCAAGGTGTAATTGCACCAGTGGGTGAAAAATCTATATTGGTCCAAGGGCTATAACAAAACATTGTGCAATATTTATTAAGAAAAAAAGCAGGCGTTATTTTACTAATGCCTGCTGTAAAGAGTAGATTGTCTACCCTGGAGTTAAATTGTTCAAGCAACTTTCATGCAAGTTGTTTCTGCCAAACGCATCCAATTGTTGGCACTCAGTTTGCGCAAGTCCGCAATCTTCAATGCCATACGCAAGCTCACCTCACGCAAACGATTTTGATTTGTATCCATAAAAGAAATAATCTCTTTTTGTGCTTCTTCTTCAAAGTCATAGTCTGCAAACAACACGCCGTCTTTGGCAATTTGTTGAATACGCAAAATCTTATCACGCATTGTGTCCAGTGTCAGATCCAAGTAGTGACAACGACTTTGCAATGCATCCAAGTGATCTTTGAGCTTCTGCGACTTCATTTTGTCAAACTTCAAGTTGGTGATAAAAATCACACTGCCCTTGAATTCAAAACGCTCAGGAATGCCTTCGCGGCGTAGAGCACTGCTTTCGCTTAACCATGAAATGGTACGTTTCTTGCCTGAGTCCAGTGCACCTTTCAGCAAGTTAAGAGCAACGTCATCTAGCAAAATACTGTCACAATCGTCAAACACCACAACACAATTTTCGTCGGAGAATTTGTAAAGTGTCTGGTACAAGCCAATTGGAGTAGCACTGCCTTTGACAACTTCTGCACGAAGTCGCTTGCCAGCCAATTTGTCAAACAAACAAGACTTTTCGATTTCTTGTTCGACACCAAAGCTCTTGCCCACGCCAGGAGGGCCACTTACAATCATAGCACGAATGTCACCGCTCACTGTTGCCTTTGTCATTTCAGTCAAAATGTCAAAGCGCTCACGGATGCGGTTGATTGCTTGCTCGTCAGTTTCTTCTACTACAGGAACAGCGGGTGCTGATTGTTGCTCCATATTTTCTCCATTGATGTATTCAAAATCTTCAATTGCATCTACGCGGATGCGAACAGTTTTAAACTCTGGGCCAAAGTAGCCATCAGAATCCACAGTTACATAATTGCCTTTTGCTCCAGAAGTGTAGCCTTTTACAAGTTTGAAGCTGATGTTGTTGACAGGACGATTGCGGTAAACACCGTTTTTGATACGAATTGCGTTCAATTTTAACTCCTAGTTGTTGCTGTCTATGTGTATATTATAGCAAAAGAGCAATTATTGGTCAACTGGGTTGTTGACCACTGTTTCAGTACCGAGTACTTGTTGTGTAAAAACAACACCTCCCAGATTGAGTTGATAAGTGTCTGCTAAAGACTTGACATAAAATTGCATGACTTTGCCCGTTTTTGTAATCAACGTGTACTGCATTTTAGGTCCTTTTTTGTTGCTCTATGTACATATTATAGCAAAAGGCGTATTATACGTCAACCACAAAAAAACCCTGTATAAAACAGGGTTTTTGGTACCGCTAAGTGTGGTTTTTACTCACTGCCCGGGCCAACGTTGAGATTGCACTCAAGTGTACTTCCACTATCAACTACCCAAGTCCAGCAGCCGGTGGATTTTTCCAATGGTGGAACTTGTTGAACACCATTAATTTGTACGCTACTACGTGGATCAATTGTGTCTTCAGAGTTTGCTGGTGTACCAAAATAGCAACCGTCGAAAACATCAGCAGTTCCTGGAACTGTGATTGCGCCTTTTATGTTCGTTTCGCTTATTGTTTGACTAACAGAAACTTCCCAAGTTGATCCGTTGCCTGATACAACTGTTGTTTCATCGGCTACACCGTACAATAGTTGGCCAATTGTTACTGCACCTTCTGTTACAGAACTTACAGTTAAAGTTGTTCCGCTGATACTTCCAGAAAGCGCGACGTAATCCTTGGCTGTTTCGGGTTGGTAATTGGACCATACTGGTCCAAGGGCAACGCCGGTGCCTGTTGCAACCGATACTGTCATTGGGTATGCACCAGAATAACTAGTTGGGTATAAAGCAGAATCAGCAATGCTGAATAATACCGGGGCGTTTGATAAATCGATGGGTTGTGGTGGTAGTTCCCCTGCTATTGTAGCAACGGATCCGCTAAAAACTAACTCACCGTTGATATGTGCGTTTAATTGGACTGGTACGTCGCCGTATGCATATCCATAAAATTGTAGTGTTCTATTGGCCATTTTTTGGTCTCCTGTTATGTTTATTTATCATTGCCAGTGTTTCACAATCACTGGATCTGTTGTTTCATGGGGATTAGGGCTGCCATGAAACACTAAAATACTTGTTTCTTTACTTACTGTTGTTCCTGACCTAGGTCTCGAGTACTTTCTACTGCGAAAGTCAAACCCGCCGTCTAAACATTCCCACCGCCAACTTTTTACCCACTCTGTGTGAAAAAAGCGTCGGTGTGTGTTTGGTATAACATCTGAGATAAAATCTTGATCTCCGCGATATTTAGCAGTGAAAAAATTAATATCCTGTTTCACTACAGTTTCCCATATGTGTTTGTATTGTGTTGTATCCCACCACATAACACTAGAGTTTGCACCAGTCCAATTTGATTTCCACAAATGCTTGAAATCTCGAATGGTCCAAAAATGCCTCAATGGCAACTGCCAAAGCCAGTCTATGTTGTTGACAATAACAACATCTAAATCAAAGTACAGCATAGGACCCACATGATGTTGTGTGTTGAACAATTGTAGCTTGTACCACCAACTTTTTTTAGGTCCTGCAAATCCCCAGTCTTGCAATGCATGCTTGATCAAATGATCTGGAACTGGCCTATTGGCTTCTGTATAAACATGCAATCGAACAGGGCGTGTCAAATGTCTACACAACATGCTGTACAAACGCTCTACATAAATCCAATCGTAGCCTGCGCCGTGTATTACACAGGCACAGTCCAA